TCTATCTTGCTAAGTCAGGTAAGGGCGTTCGTAAGTTCAACCTAACTTAATAGGTTACTAAGTCGCTCTAGGGGGTCAGTAGCCCTCTGACTCCCTAGAGTCTTTAGAAAGGAAATCATGGCATTAACCACAGTCGCAGAACTCCGATCAACCCTCGGAGTCGGTACGCTGTACCCAGATGCCACCTTGCAAGAAGTCTGTGATGCAACAGATGCAGTTCTACTGCCTATGCTCTGGACTAATGTTGTCTATAACATCGCACATAGCAACACAGCAACAACGGGGACTCTTTACTTTGCGGATAAAGTGGAGAAGGTTTTCTATGTAGGTCAGACTGTTAATATTGGCGGCAACGGTTCAAAGTTTAATGGTAATAAGACTCTCACTGGAGTAGGCGATTACAACATCACCTTTAACATTACTGGTAATAACAACACTCCAGCAGTAGAGCACCCAGTCCTTCCATTCGGCACAGTCACAGCAGACACTTATGTGGACTGGTCAGCAGATTTAGCAATTCAGCAAGCAGCTCTCATGATATCTGTTGAAATCTGGCAAGCACGCACCGCAACTTTGAGCGGGTCAAATGCTGTCGATTTCCAGCCAAGCCCTTACCGAATGAGCGCACAGCTTCTCGCTAAGGTGCGAGGATTGATCGCTCACGCGCTATCGCCTAACTCAATGGTGGGCTGATGCCTGTTGCAGTTACTACCCTACGCACCACATTAGCAACGGCTCTAGTCGATAACGCTAAGTGGCAGACCTTTGCTTTTCCACCTGCAACAGTCCTTGCTAATTCTGTGATTGTTTCTCCAGATGATCCTTATTTAACACCTAGCAACAATCAGCACATCACAATTAGCCCTATGGCTAACTTTAAGATTGTTATGACTGTGCCACTTTTTGACAATGAGGGAAACCTTAACGGGATAGAAGATACTGTTTGTAGCGTGTTCGCTAAGCTCGCAGCATCATCTTTGACCTATAATGTAAGCGCGATAAGCGCACCTAGTATTCTCAACGCTGCATCGGGAGACCTTCTCAGCTGCGAGATGTCCGTATCAATCCTAACGAGCTGGAGCTAAAATGTCCGAGTGGGAAAAAGAAAACGAAGCCTTCCTGATCAAAATCGGGCAGGTAGCACCAACAGCACCAAAGCCAGTAACTACTAAGAAGGACGAGGAATAATCTCATGGCTGTATTTCTAAATAACAAAGTCGGTGTGAAGATTAACTCTGTTGATCTTTCAGACCATGTCACAAGTATTACTCTGAATCGCACATTTGACGAATTGGAAGTCACAGCGATGGGTGACACAGCACACAAGTTCGTTAAGGGCTTGGAAGCATCATCTGTAACAATCGATTTCCTAAACGACACAGCAGCAGCAAATGTATTGGCAACACTACAGGCTGCATGGGGAACAACAGTCACATGTGTATTCCTTCAGGAAAAGGGAACAGCAGTTTCTGCAACCAACCCTCTATACACTGTTTCTCTGTTGATCAACAACACCACAGACATTAACGGCAGCGTTTCTGACATGTCCACACAATCGATTACATTTACTGCTAACTCAACAGTTGCAGTAGCCACTTCAGGCACATTCTAAAAAACTAACAAAGGGGCAAGCTCATGGCAAAACTAAAGATAGTTCGTACAGATGGAAGCGTACTAGAAGGCGAGATCACTCCAGCAGTGGAGTACTCATTCGAGCAGTACGCTAAAAAGGGCTTTCATAAAGCGTTCCGCGATGAAGAAAAGCAGAGCGATGTATATTGGTTAGCATGGGAAGTAACACGCAGGTCAGGTGAAACTGTTAAGCCTTTCGGGATTGACTTCATCGAGACATTACGCTCAGTAACTGTCGAGGATTCAGACCCTTTAGCTTAAAGCGCGATCTTCCGTTCACCTACCTAATTGCTAGGCTAAGCATTAGGTTGGGAATCGCGCCACAGCAGTTATTAGATCTAGATAAGACTATGCTCGATGCATTAGTGCAGGGGCTCAAGGATGAAGCGAAAGAGGTGAGCGATGCCAACAGAGGTAAAAGGCGCAATCGCACTTCGTAAAGCCCTTAGAGAGTTTACACCTGATCTTGCTAAAGAAACTCAGAAAGAAATCGCAGCAATTCTTAAGCCGATTACTGTCAAGGCTCGTGGGTTCATTCCATCTAGCACGCCTTTAAGTGGATGGGCTAAAAGCGGTAATGGCACTTGGGGTAATCGAGTCTGGTCATCTTCTGAAGCCAAGCGTGGTGTTGGCTATAAAACATCTCCTTCAAAGCCTAATCGTTCAGGTTTTCGCGCCCTTGCTCGCATCGTTAATGCTTCACCATCTGGCTCTATATATGAAACTGCTGGTCGATTAAATCCACAGGGCAGACCTCAAGCTCCATTAGTTAAAGTAGTAGCACCTAGTCACTCTAATTTTGGAAAGACAATTCGGTCAGGATCTAAAGGCGAATCTGTCAGCAATAACCCTAACGCTGGTCAACAATTCATCGATGCTATGAGTCGCACTTCACCTATTGTTAATGCTTATCAAAGAGAAACAGGGCAGGCAGGTCGCGCTTCTCGTAAGATGAAGGGTCGCGCAATCTTTCGTGCATGGGCAGAAGATCAAGGCAAGGCTAACGCAGCAGTTGTTAAAGCAATTGAAGATTCTAAAATGAAATTTGAACAGAGAGTGAAGGGCAACTAATGGCAGCAGATGTGAAAATTGATATTGCTGCCGAATTTACTGGCAAGAAGGCTTTTAGACAAGCTGATACAGCAACAGAAAAGATGAGCAAGAATGTCAAGAAATTGGCAGGGGCTTTAGGTCTGGCTTTTGGTGGTCAGCAGATTCTTGCTTATGGTAAAAAAGCAGTTAAGGCAGCAGCAGAAGATGAGAAAGCACAAAAGCAATTAGCCCTAGCTCTTAAGAATGTTGGACTTGGTCGAGATGCAGCATCTTCTGAGGATTACATCCAGAGACTACAAAGCGAGTTCGGCATTCTCGATGACAAGTTGAGACCCGCGTATCAGACACTAGCGGTCGCGACACAGAATACTAGTGAAGCACAAAGACTTCTTAATCTTTCATTAGACATAAGTGCTGCAACTGGCAAGGATTTAGGTTCTGTAACAGGAGCATTGAGTCGTGCATACCTAGGCAATAACGCTGCATTGTCTCGTTTAGGCGTAGGCATCTCAAAGGCAGATCTTAAAGCTGGCAAGTTTGAAGATATCATTGGGCAACTTGAAACAACATTTAAAGGAGCAGCAACACAAGCTGCGAATACATTTCAGGGCTCAATCGATAAGTTAGCAGTTGCATCTGCTAATGCTTCTGAGATTATCGGTACAGGTTTAATCGATGCACTTAAAAATTTAGGTGATCAAGATTCAGTCGATAACCTAGCAACTGCAATGCAGAACACGGCTATTTACATTGCAGATGTTATTCGCGGTATTGGCATACTAGCTGGTCAATTAAACAAAATTCCGGGGTTCAAGAATGCCGGCATTGAAGATTATGTTCAACTCATCCCCATTCTTGGTTCATATCTTAGCCTTCTTGCTGAGGCTGGTCGGGTTCCAGCTGGCAGCGGTGTAGAGGCACAAGGTTTAGCAGATTTAGCCAGATTACAGGCTGAGTATGTCGTTAAGACTTTAGCGGCTAAAAAGAAACTTACAGCAACGGAAATAGCAGCATTAAAGGCTGCTAGATTAAAACTGGCTATTGATAAGGCGCAACTGGCTCTGAATAAGGGCAACGATGTCTTTGACATGGACAAGATCCAGAATGCAGCAGCTCTTAAGAATCAAGCCGAGCAACTAGCCAAGTCCACCACTGACACACAAAGACTCCAGATCGCTAATGACACTGCTCGCCTAAATGTAAAGCAATCTATTTCAAATCTTGAGGATGCTATTGCTGCTAAGGATGAGGCAGCCATCGTTAAGGCAACCGAGAAGTTGAACGCTGACCTCAAGATTCTCGGTGCTCTTACTAACCAAGACTTAAAGCTAAAAGATATTAAATCAATCCTTGAAGGTCTTAAGCCAGCCGACCTAATCAATCTAGGCAACCTAGATGCAGCACTTGCTAAGATCCGAGAGATGCTTGACTTACTGGCTAAGGCTAATACCGAAAGCAAAGCCAAGATACCGACAAGCGGGTCGCTAGGTTCTGGCATTCCAGCAGGAGACTTCATTGCGCCTATCTCAACAGCAGGCGGCTCTATCGCGGCTATCCTAGAATATGCAGATGCAGCTACTGCTCGGGCGAATGCTTTTGCAGATTTACTAGATATGCAGAATGCATCGGATCTACGAGATCTAATTGCTTATCAATACTCGGTCGGTGATTTTGGTGGCTACAGTCCTAACATGAACAGTGGAGGCTCTAAAGCTCCAGTGGTAAATGTGTACGCTAACACTATTGCTAACCCTGACGAGCTAACCAACTTAATTCAAAATTCTATTATTAAGTTAAATAGCAGAGGTGACGCACTAGTCAGGGTTGGTTCTTTGTGACCAGACCAGTTATCAATGTAGTCATTGACTTTTCTACAGGGGCTTCATTCGGCTATCCGTTTATACTTGACTCATCCGTACTAGATGGTGCAGATGTCCTCTCAGATAGCCCTGCAAGCCTTGTTGTCGATGTTTCTAGCCTTATTGACTCAGTACAGACTAATCGAGGCAGACAGATCTCAGCAGAGGTTTTTCAGACTGGCACAGCTTCAGTTCGCATCATCGACCAGAATGGTGACTTCAACCCGCAAAATACGGCATCGCCTTACTACACATATTTGAGCCCTATGCGTAAGATGACTATTACTGCAACATACGGCGGTACGACTTACCCAATCTTTGCTGGCTACATCACAGGCTATAACACTACGACCCCTAAGTTCGAGGGTGATCTTGTCTATACCACAGTAACGGCAGTAGATGGCTTTAGACTTTTCCAGAATGCACAATTTTTTGGCGTAGTCGATGCTGTTGCAGGTGAGACCACAGGCTCACGCATTGGCAAGATCCTAGACACTATCGGCTGGCCTTTAGCCCTACGCGATATTGACACAGGCTTAACTACTGTGCAGGCAGATCCAGCCACACAGCGCACAGCACTAGGAGCTTTGCAGACTATTGCTACTACTGAGTATGGTGCTATCTACATGGATGCGCAGGGTCGATGCGCTTTCCAA